ACCTGCAACTACTGCTGCAGTACCACAATCTACATATTTTGTATGTAATCTTCCTTGCTCTGCCCATTTAATAAGGTCTGAGTTAGAAGGCATTTCTGCTCCTACCATTCTAATGAATGAAGAAATTGTTCTGTTACCATAACGCTCAAATTCTTTTTCGTATGTGTCTGGTAAATACTGATTTAAAAAGTTGAAATCTGTAATGTAATTTGATGCCAAAGGTGTTTGATGCGAACTTGGTTGCAAATCAAAACCTGGTGCGGCTTGAACTGATCCTGCCATAATTTTATTGTTTTTTTAAATTAATTATTTTCTTTTAATACTTTTAATCTTAAGACCTCTACCACTATCTGTGCTTAAAGCCTTAAACTGTGTTCCTCCCTTGGTACTCACTTCAGGTGTTTTGCGTTCTGACATATTTATATTTTTTGTCTTACGCATTACATCCTCTGTGGCATTAGATTTGCCTTGCTCATAAAAGAACTTAGCAAACTTTTCAGGATTCTGTGCAATTGCTACACTTCTATGAAAACCTTTAGAGTCTTTTAAAAGACCATCATCATCTAAGAATTTGGTTGCCCAACCTCCTGGATTTAATGCACTCTTTTTTAATTCATCTAAACTAGATGGAGAAAATGTTATTGTCTCTTCACCTACATTAAATTCAAAACCTTTGAATTCAGGTGTAAATACTTCTAACGTCTTAGAGTTGTAAAACTCTTTTTTTCTCTCAGTCTCCTCTTCATAGGACTTTGCATCTGCAATATACTGCTTATAACCATTCATTTCTTCATCAGATACATTTGAAGTTTGCGTTCCACTTGACTCAAGTGGTTGCTTGTACTTCTCTTGCATTCCTTTGAAATAATCTTTGGCTTTAGCAATAGCTTTTTTCTTCTTTAACTTAATTTTTTTTATATCACCCTCATCATCTAAGTCTTCATCAAAAGAATAGTCCTCCATTAAGGTTTCAATATCCTCTTTATCAAGACCATTTTCAGTAGCCAATAAATAATCTTTAAGTAAAGAATCAGGATTAAGGTCATCAAAGTTTTTTTGTAACTCTACAAAATCATTAATACCTCTACCTGTATCTTTTTTATATTTAAAGTAAGCAGCGACATCTTCAGGTAATTCTTCCTGAGTTTCTCGCTGACTCATTAACTCATCAAATGAACTAATGTCTTTATTATATCTTTTTCCAATATATGAAAGAACGTCTTTCTCGTTTAATTCAGCAGGCTCTTCAGCTTTTGGCTCTTCAGCTTTTGGCTCTTCAGCTTTTAAACTTTCTTCATGCTTGTCTAAAAGTTGTTGTTCTACCTCTTGAACCGACTTCTCTTCTCCTAATGTTACCTCTTTTACTTTGAATTCCATATGATTAAATTTGATTGTTACAAATATAAGTAAAAAATAATATTGTTTTTAAGCCCTACCTTGGGTTAAACTCTGCTAAGTCAAAGCCATCAAGACTATCTTCATTAGATTCAAAGTTTACAGGTGGTAAATTATTTTTTCTTTGTTGTATTAGCTTTGATTGTTCTGTGTTTGCTTGGCTAATTCTTTTAGCCTTAGCTCCTTCTCTTTGATTTTCTCTTTGAGATAACGATTGAGAATCCATATTTCTTAATTGCAAGTTGTAATTAAACTCTTCTTGCATTAACTTACTTTTTAATACGGCTTCATTATTTTGCTTTTCAATTTCAAACGCTATTTCAGCTTGCTTTAACTGCATTTTACCCTCCACCTCAGCCTGTTGTTGTTGCATTACAAGTTGCTGACTCAATTCCTGAGACTTAAGAGCTTGTTGAGCCTGCATAGCTTGCTGCTGCATAGCTTGTTGTTGTTGTTGCTCTTGTAAAGCTTTACGTTTTACTTTAAGTAATTGATTAGCAAGTTTAATATTTCTAATCTCCCTAATATCAATTGCATCCTCTAAGTTTATATCACCCTTCGATAATGCCATTTGTATGTTAGCCTCTAACTGAGCCTTCTGTTCTTCGTCTGGAGCTATTTCAATAAATATTCCAAAGTCATAGATGTATAAGTTTTTTATGTCATCAAGTATACTGACATTATATTTACCAATAGCATTAGCAAAATCATCTTTAAAATCAGCATATTCTAAAATATCTGCAACCCTATAAGTTATAGCTTCAGATAAACTTCTGTAAATATGCAAAGAGCCATCAAGTATATGTCTTGTAGCTACATTTGAATTTAATGCTGCTAGTTTTTGCAAGCCAACTAAAGAATTAGGGTCAGGATTAGAAGCATCTCTAGCCTCATTTAAACCTGTTACCTGTCTAATCATTCCTAAGTAATGATTATAGTTAGCAATAAGCATCTGTGTTTTACTTGCACCTGAGCTTGATTGTAATTCTTTAATAGGAACTTTACCTTGATTATACTCTCCATCCTGCGTATAACTCCTACCAATAACAGAACCTGTTTGAAAATACATACGTAATGCATCCTCTGGGTTGTATGCTGCTCCTGTTCCTAAATCTATCTCATTTAATCCATCAGCATCTATGTATACACCATCAGGTACAACTTTAGCAATAACTTGTTGTAGTTTTAAATGTGTAATTTGAATTAAATCAGCAAATGGTATCATCCTTCTAGTCAAGGATTCAATACTTCCTTTATACATTCTTGGTGCTACTGCTACATAATTTGGTAATGCGTGTTGCTGAGATGACTTAGGTCTTACCATATTTTCAGCAAGCTCCCATTTTAAAATAATACTTGTTCCCATAACCATGATACCATCGTACCAAACATCTATGGTTTTTTCTATTTTTTCAAATCTACCCTCCTCCATCATTTCGATAGGTGGATTGAATTGGTCATCTTTTTCAATAATTTTTGACCCTCCATTCTCTAGTATTCTTTTTTTATACACGACCTTTTTTGTGGTCTTATAATTAAAATACATAAGAGTAACTGTGTCTTTATGAAACAGGTCATTATCTTGAACTTGAGATACATTATAATAATCATACCAAGACTGAGAATATTTAGATATCTCTTCTAAATCCTCATTGGTTAAAGATTGGTCAATCTTCATACACTCTGTTATTGGTATGGTTTTAATTTCACCCCAATAAAAACAATCCTTAAAGTGTGGGTCTTCTGTATAACTATAAACAATATTAGCAGGGTCAACATACTTTATTTCAACTCCTGCTCCTGGTAAAAACTCATGCTTTGCACAACCTATACCTAAGACTGTTAAATCATAGTCTATTCTTTTTCTAGTATCGTTATAATGGTTTTCAGTAAAAATAGTATTAATTGCTGCCTCTTCAGCTATCTCTATAGCAGGCTTATATTTTAGCTGCATATATAAATTTAACTCTTCATCAGTTTGAGGAAGGTCATCAGGGTTCATAACAAATGGGTCTGCTCCTGTTTCTTTTTGAACAATCTGTAAAATATCTTTTGCTGCTGCTTGACCTTGTACCATATCTTGATACTTGCTTCTTTTTGATTGAGACATTGCATCTTCTGCATACGCCTTAACATCAAACATCCTGTCATTCATTCCATTAACAACAACATCTACAAACTTAGGTATAATAGGAACGGGTGTCCAATCTAAGTTAAGGTAACTTAAATCTCCATCAACTGAGAGTTCATTCTTATATTTAGCAACAGACTGTTCACCTCTTGCATAAAGACGAAGTCTTTGAAAATCTCTTGATTGATTATAAAATCTACAACTTTTTGAGTCTTTCTTGAACCATTCATACTGAATAGCTTGACCTATTTGTAATCCAAACTCATCCTTAGCTTTTTCTGCATCAGAAACAAACTGACTTGGAAAACCATTAGATGAGATATTTATTTTTACGTCTTTCATTTATTGAATTATTTCACTACGATTTCCATTATTGTTGTACCTAGCAAAGTTAACAATAATATTTGACTGTTTTTTTACAGGTTGATAAAGGTGTCTTTGACAAGCCATTACAGCTAATCCTGAACTAATAGATGCATCAAATTTAGTTCTATTACTAATATCAAATTTTGCCCAATCTTCTAAAGTTCTACTAAATGGCATATATCCCATTTCATCAGGACCAATCAAACCAACATGAGATTCGATGTAGGACTCAATAGCTGCTGCGTGAGCCTGCTTTACCGCCTCACTTGAGTTAGGTATACCACCGAGTTCTTTTTCGGTCTTAGAAAGCTTTTGTTTAAGTTTGTCTGGTCGGTTAATACTAAATCCTCTGTAACCTCTATTTTTAAAATGATATAGTAAACGAGGCTTATTATTCTCAACTAATATAGGCATACCATAAAACACACAAGCCATTAAAACTTCTTCAAAAAATATTTCTGCAGTCTGAGGTCTAGCTACATACTCTAAGAAAAACTGATTACTAGGAGCATCATCCATATTAAATTTAGTAACCCCGCTTAATGCACCATTAGACGCACCTCCTCCAACAGTTCCAGAGATATCATAACTATCACAACCAAAAGCACCAAGATGCTCGTTTGAAGGAAAAAAGTCTCCTCTATGGTTTTTCTTATATCTATTCTGCATATTCTTTTTTGGAATCCAACTTACCAAAAATCTACCCCTTGTGTTTGGAGTCCATATTACCTCAGTATCTTTTATTCCATTCTTCCAAGAAAATGAACCTCTAGTTAAATGATGCTCTTTTATTAAAGAGTCATTATAATCTATCTGTTGGTATATGCGAGTAAGATTAAACAAGGACTGTTTACTTTCATCTCTAAATGCATGAGACTCTGTTCTAGGAAACTGTCTATAAAATTCATTTAATGCATCAGCATCGTTTTTTAAACTTTCAACTTCATTACCCCAATACTCCACAACATCATCCATTGGCATACCATACTCGTCTATGTAACCCTCAAAGTTCCACTCCATTGGAATAAACAAAGAGTACATTCCGCTTTTTGTTTGCCCATTGTTACTTCTATTTTTAGGGTCAGAATCATAATAAAGTTTTTTAAACTCTTCCCCACCTTTGTTTAGTGCATTAGAGGTCGAACCCATCATACACTTACCAATAATTCGCCTACCCAACCTTAAACAAGTTTTTGTAACACGATAATTATTTTGTATATTGTTTGGCTTAAGCCATTTTCCACTTTCATCGTGTGCTAACAACAATAGCTTTTCCCCATCATAAGAGTTGTCATCTGTATTCTTCCAATCAATTGTAGTATCAAGACCCTCCATAACATTTTCGTCTAGGTCATACATATTTTTTTTTGTAATCTTAGAAGCAGGAACTCTAAATGCTAATTCTGTTTTAGGCTTATCCATACCATCCTGAACAGGCTTAAAAAAGAAAGGATAGTTTCGTACAATTGGAACAACCTTATCTGTAAACATTTTTTTAGCATCAGACCCAGACTTAGAAAGAATTCCTATACGAGAGTTTTTAGATATCGTTCCTATATTTGCACACTCTTCAGAAGCCATGTACGAGAAACCTGAACGTCTAATTTTTAGATATATCATTCCAAAAGAACGTGGGTCTGCCTTACAAGCCTCCCAATAAATATAAAAAATTCTGTTTGCTTCTCTAAAATCAGGATATCCTACATCAATTTTTGTCCATTGAAGATACATATACTGAGAACCCGTAATGTATGTAGGCTTATTATTATTTACAAACCAACAACCTTGGTCTCTTTTATCAAACTCTTCTTCAATATAATCAACCCATTGTGCCTTAAAAGTATTTGGATGTTCATTCCATTGAAATATTGATTGAATTTTATCTAAAACTTTTGGAAGCTCTTTTCTGTTCCATTTGTTTGTGTCTCTTTGAAGAGACTTTGGAGCTTTAGGCAATCCTATTCTTAATCCATTAATATCATATACCTCTCCAATCTCTCCTGTCTTAGATATAATAACTACATCATATTTTTCATCGTAACCATATTGCCACGACTTATTGTTGTTCTTTTTTTTGAGTATACCTTTAGGGATATAATCTTCTAAGACTGTATGTAAATTATGAAGACCTTCGTTCTGCAAATCCTTGTTTTGTGTCTAGTTTACTTGGACCTCGTTCCTCGATTTCCATTAAGTTTTTTTCATTCTCTATTCTAGTCAGTATATCAAACGCATCAAATATGGCTAACTTTTTAGTTGCTGCTGCATTCTTTAATCTATCTGCAGCTAACTCATCTTCATCCTCACCATATTTTATAATATCTTCTTTAGCAACTTTAATCAGTTGCTCTACGGCTTTCATTACTGCCTGAATAATATTCTTTTTTAAAGTTTTTGATTCTAGTGCCATTAGGATTATATTTTATTCTTGGTCTTTTTTTTCTTTTAGGTTTGTCATTCATAACTTTATTGTTATTTGATGGTCAAACATTCTATAAAGCTTTTCCCCATCAACCTCAAACTCATATTCACTTTCTGGCTTGAAACAAATTTTATCTCCTTTATTAACTCCTTTACTAATTAAGTATTCGTTAGAAAACTTAATTAAGCCAACTAAAGGTTCTTCATTAGTGTTTTTATATAAATAATAATCCTCTGTATCTAAAGGCTTAACAAAACAGTATCTACCATGAGTTTTCCAATCTTTACCATTATGATACAAATAAAATTGATCAGGCTCTACAAAAAATAAGTTGTCTTTAAAAAAACTCCTACCACTTTTTCTTCTTCCATACATATCATTATAGAACTTAAAAACATTGTGGTGAACCAATAACTTGTCTCCTACTTTTACAGGACCATCGTATGTAATTGGTATAGCTATCACTTCAGCTACTCTATTGGAAGCCATGTGATTCTCTTCAGATGTGCTAGTTATAAAATCTACGTCACCTATTTTTTTGGTGTTATTGTATCTTTTATCATCTAAAGGCTTAGTAATGAATAAATATGGTGACCTCATTAGAAATTAATATTATATTCAACAGATACAGGCATACCTACAAAATACTTCCAACATACAACTTCTTTAGTATAAGGCGACTCAATCCATATTTGAAAAGAATTAATTTCTTCATTACATTTAATATGATGTATAATATACGAACCTTTTAAAACTTCTTGACCTACAACATAATGCATAGCACCTCCTTTATAATCAGGACCTACTGCTATTTTTCTAATATCATTCATTTAATTAAATTTAATTTATAACAAATATAGTTAAAAAAAAATACCCCTGAATTAACAGAGGTATTCTATACGAGGGGGAAATAAAAACTAAAGCCTCTACGAAAGAATACTTTACACTAAGGTATCTACGAAAGAATACCTTACACTCAACTTCCCCAATATTTTAATTTTGTGTAATCACTCTTGAAATAGATGCATTATCACCTATCGCTATTTGATACTTAACTATATTATTTGTTCCTGGTACTCCTTCAGTATCTGTTTGATATACTAAATTCACAGAATCTGACATACCTCCAATTATATAAGGCTTTTGATGATTTGTATTAGTCCATGATGGATTAACAACACCTATAGCAAACCTCATTAATACCTTGTAAGAAACTCTAACACCTCTTATATTAGAAGGTGTTAATGAGTTATTATGTGTA